CGGTAAACAACACCGAGCCCGAATTGTCGGTATTGGTCAGGAATTTCATCATCTCGAGCTTGCGCTCTTTCACAATCTTGCGGCGCTCCTCGAGGTTCACAACGTGGAGATCCTGAAACACCGTCTCCCAATAGCGGGGCGATACCTCTATCACATATTTGATGGGAGCCGCATTTTGCAGCTTCGCCAACTTTGCCTTGCCGATGAGTTGCTTGATTTTAAACCATGACCCGCGAAACAGCGAGGCATAATGGGGTATGGGATAGTAGAGCGAATCCACACCGGGGAAGCGCGAGAGTATGGCATATTTGCGCACACCATCATCGCGTGTAGTGCCGTCGAGACGGGTGCGGCGCCCGGTGCGCATCATCAAATCGAGCAGCGGAGCACGGGTGTCGAGAAGATCGATAGCCTCATAGGGATCAGAGGGCATCGAGCGGCGGAACGGGCCGAAAATCACACGGGTGAGATGCCCGAGGCTGTCGGCCGGCGCAAAGCGGCAGTAACATGCCGGCTTGCGCACAAGCCCCACAATGCGGTCGCCGTCGGCATTGAGCAGCACCACGGTGATGGCGAAGTTGAAATGTTTCATGTCCTGACACATCCCCAGGAAATAGTCGGGCATGGCATTGTTAATCATGAACTCGGTAACCGCACGACGTGTGGCGACCGTGGCATCTTCGGTGTTGTAGTTAAGGCCGGCGCCGTAACACACCTCGGCGTTGAAAATCTGGCAGGTGGAGAGCGTTTCATCCGATTCAATCAGGTCGATGATGTCGTAGGGCATCGAATCGTCGGAGCCCCACGGCACATACTCCATCCCGTCAACCGTCAGCGTGCCGGGCTCGGAATCTTCACGAAACACTTCGCGCAGCTTCGGCAGGAAGAGCGCGCTCGCATTGTTGCCGGGGATAGGTTCCACCGAAAAATAATCGAGGTAGTCGGAGTTGTTCATAGGAAAATTTCAAAATCGTTTATTTTGATGATGCAGCAGTCGTGAATCAGCCTGATTTGCCCCGAGACGAGGAATTTGATGGTGCGTGTGCCCTTGTAGTAGTCGTAGCGAAGCGACACCACATTGCGGGCCTCCATGAGTTCTCCGTTGCGTTTCACCACAACAAGGTCAACAGGCTCCCCGCGGTCAAGCAGTTGACGGGCTTTCGATATGTGAAGCGACTGCATCATGAGTATTGCTGTGTGAAGGGAGTTGAGAACACACCAACCGATGAGAGCAACGGCTCGACTTCGGAGGCGAGCACGCGCGGACGGCGGTCGGCAAAGCGCCATGTGAATTTCACCGTGAACAAAGTTTCGTTGTCGGTGGTCGGCTCAAGGGTGCTGTCGGTGATAATCACCTCGGCAACGGTGGCCGGCACTCGGGAAGAGCTGTCGATGAGGGCCACAAAACGCGATGAGAACAGTTGCGAATAAGCCTCGGCCATGTAGCGTGGCATCGCACCGGTGGTAACCTCGTAGGTGCGGTTAACAACACGGTTGTAGAGGGTGGTGACACCTCCGATAACAGCCGAGTCGGATTCCGATTTTGTTTTGGTCACCACGGTGCCCACCACGTCGAGATATTCCATGGCGTTAAACACGTTGGTGAACATGAGGCGCATTTGGGGCGTGGTGCGGTCGAGATAAAACGTTTTCATCCGTTCGCCCAACACGAATGTGAACGACACAATGTAAGCCTCGCCGGGAATCACACTTTGGCAAGAGGTCAGCAGGTCGGCCACTTTGATGGTGGTGAGCGAGTTGGGTGCTGTGCTGTAAGTGTCGGGCAGTTGCGCCGAGTAGGGGGTGTCGTCAACGATATATTTCACCAGGCAATAGCCCGAGCAACGTGTCAGCGCCGACAGGCTGATGGAACTGTCGGCGTGGGTCTCCACATGGTCAATCAACGTCAGAAAATTATTCTCAAGCGAGATGGAATTGAACGGGAGGGTGTAGTCGCAGTAAATGCAGGTGAACTCCACCGAGGCATCGTTAACGGTGAGGGTGTAGGTGGCAACTTGCAACCACGAGGCGCGCAGATGGGCCTCGATGAGGTCGGCAAGGTCGGATATGCTGCCCGAGGAGTTGGTGACATAAAGCTCGGTGGATAGCAGCACGGTGCCGCCACACGTCAGCTTCACCACTGCTGTGTTGGTGTCGGCATCGGTGGTAAAGGTCACATCGGAGAACTCCGAGGTGAAGAAGAGGCTGGTGCTGCGCTGCGACGGGAGTTTAATTGTTGTGCTCATGTAGGCAAATTTAGCGCACCTCGGCGGGCCGTGAAAAGACAAAAGAAAAGCACGGCGACAGCCTCTGCCGTTGCCGTGCCATTCACCCTATTGGTTGTACCTACGGAAACCGAGATAACCAATGAAACCAATTACTATTGCAATGATGACAGCATAGAAATAAGGTGGTCTTGACGTGTTTGCAGTGGTTTGGGATGATGATTGGTTTATTGATGCACACTTTGAGGTGGTTGATATAGCAGAACTGTCGGTGGCCGATGCGTTGATGGTGGCGGCATCGGTCAGCCGGATGCGCCCGATGGTGAGCGAGCGCGGTGCCACAACAACGGTGGCCCCGGCCCCGGAGGTTGAGTCGACCGGTGGCGGATAGAAGTCAACACGGATGCTCTCGGCCTCGGCCATGTGTGTGAGTATGGCACTCAGAGCTTCGGCGGTGGTGGCTGTGGCGACCGTGGAATCGGCCGTAGCAGCCACAGCCCCCGACACCGAGGCCGCGCTTTTACGGGTGGTGTGGCATGCGCTTAGAAGCACACACCAGGCAAGGAGCATAACTGTTAGAGGTCGCATATCTTAAACGAGGGGCAAGCCTTGTTTGCAAATTCATAATGCCCGTGAACGGTGGCTCCGGGATATTGTTTTTGAAGCTGTGCCACCAGGGCGCGCAGCGATTGACGTTGGGCCTCGGTGCGTGTGTCCTTGGGCGTGTGGCCGTCGGCAGCGCAGCCACCGATGTAACACACCCCGATGGAGTGGTTGTTATAGCCCAGGCAGTGGGCACCTATCTGCTCAACAGGGCGCCCGACATGCACCGTGCCGTCGCGATAAACCACATAGTGATAACCGATGCAGTTAAACCCGCGCTCGCGATGCCAGCGGTCAATATCGGCTACAGTGTAATCTTTCCCCTCGGCTGTGGCCGAGCAGTGCACGATAATGCGATTAATCTTTCTCATAACATTCAGGTAACAAGCCGTGGAAATACAGTCGTGACGATAACACGCGGTTGAGGTCGCGCATAGCCTTCAACTCCTCGAAGATTAAAGTCTGCTCCTCGGGGTGTACTGTCGAAAATCGCGCATCGCGAGTGTAATCACTCAGATTCTTCAGATGTAGCGCCAGCTTGTTCTGCTCCAATGCCAGGCGTGCTTGGAATTTCTTCATTGTCGCTTAACGGATTAATGTTACTTAGTTGGTTGGTGTGGGCCAGCGCCTGAAGATAGGCGAGGTAGATTTTCACCATATATCGCATATCAACACCGATGAGAGTGCCGACTGCGATGAGTATTTGGCCGAAAACAATAATTACCGAGGAGTCGATAATGCCGATCGGCGGAAGATACATGGCTGCAAATGTGAGCGCAACCCCCGACAGGAGAAGCACCATGGCCGCTAACGACTGGATGGTCACCTTGCGGGGAATCTCAGGCAGTTGCAGCGCATTCTTAACGTGAAGATGGTTGGTCATAGCAAGTTGGATAAACGTTATGCAAACTTAGCTGTAACCCCCGAAGGGGGAAAAGACATTTCACATCACCCCCGAGGCATCGATGGCACCACCGCCACGATATGGGCGCGACTCACACCCAATGTAGAGGGTGTCGAACGCATCGGTGCCGTCGGTGCGGTGCTCCAACAAATCCTCCTCACTCTCGGCAAGTTTCTCCCCGGCTTTATTCTTCTGGAACCCGTTGCGCCCGCGGCTCACTCCGGCCGTTTGGATGGCAAGTATCAGGTCGTCGTTGTTCTGGCGATTAAACATAGGCATCAGGCGGTTCAACCCCTGAAAGCCCTGGTTTATGAGATTATATTTCTCGGCATGGCGCATAGGATTGCCCAGAGGAATGGCAATAACAACCCAGCCATGGCGTTCAAACTCGTTGATGACCGTGTAGCGGAAGTCGATGCGGTTCACTGCATAGTTCTGCCCCAGAGCCGTGCTATCGTAGTAAAACACCACGGTTTTGTTGTGATGGCTGGCATAGTAGTTGCAGAAATCGGAAATCAGAGCCGGAATCTTGCGCTCAAACTTCACGAAAAACGATTTGATGACGTTAAGCCGGCCCAGGCGCTCATCGGGCTGCCCGGCCACAATCCAGTTGATGTTGGCGTTATAATCCATGCCGATGCAGATGGGCGCGAACGGGTCAACATCCTTGTCGGCACGCGAATCCAGAGCTGCCGGGTTATAGTCAAACCCGAGGGTGTCGAGATACTCAAAATCGGAGGCGTTATACTTGTGCCCCTCCTTCATGCTTGAGTAGAAGCCATCCTTGGCGATGCCTATCTTGCGGCAAAGTATTGATGTTTGGAAAGTCAACGGCGTGAGGTCGCGTTTCATGTCGCGCAGATATTTCTCGCCCAAGAGCTGCACATTCTCCACCGACGAATATTCGCGATAGTAGGTAGCTCCGGCACGCAGCTGGTTAATCATTCGGTCGAGACGGCGCAGCTTGGTGCGAAGCCAATCGGGTGGCTCAACCCCTTTGGCGCGCATCTCCATGATGCGCTGGCGCTGGCGCCACTGCTCATACACACCGGCCTCGATAGCCTTGATTACACGTCGATCCATCTTCTTCTCATACTCCAGAAACCACGAGCCCTTCTTGCTCTGCGGCATATCGCTGAGAATCATGATGGAGTGATTAAACGAATGGCGAGCAAAGTGCGATTTGATGCCACCGTTGGCCGGGAGGGTTTCCTCCTTCAACCGTTCGTAGTCAATGAATTTAGCCTCGTCGATGAGCAACCACGATAGGGTTAGCGAGTTGGCGGCACCTGTGCGGTCTTGGCTCAGCAACACGGCAATGGAGCCGTTGTAGAATGTTATCACCTGTTCCCAATCGTGTGGCTCGGTGATGGGATGGGCAAAGCTCTTGGGTGGCCGGCGCCCCACAACATAGTGCACACCGTTGATGTAGCCCCACCGACGCCAGGCAGCGAACAGTCCCGGCAAGGTGTTGGTAAGGCCATGCTTGAAAGTGGGCACCACAATGCCCCCGGTCGAGCCGGGCATTCGTTGCATCATCTTCAAAGCATAGGGCGCTGCAATGCTGTCGGTCTTGCCGGTGCGGCGCCCGGCAACAATCACGGTGGTGTTGGCGGCTATGAGTTGTGTGAGCAACTGGGGCCGGTTGAAATAAACGCTATTCGGGGTTGTCATTGGTGAGCGGGGCAAACAGGGTGGCCTCATCAAGGTCGGCCTCCTCACATTCCACATCTTCAATGTCGATGCAATCGGCCGAGAGCTCCTTGGTAAGTTTTGAAACGTAAGCGTAATAATTGGGGATAGGCTTGATGCCTAAGGGGGTAGGGTCGGTGGTGGCGGTGAACGGCTGCACCACAATCTCATCGTAAGGCAGCGTGGGCGCATCATCATCGGCTATGCGGGTGTATTTGGCATACGAAGAGGCAGCGCGCTCCATGGTCACAAGATCCTTCTTCCGTTTCGCCAACTCGTAGGTTTCGAGTATCATCTCACAGTAGCGGGCACGGTGAAACTCGCGCGATTTCACCGAGAACAGGGGAATCAGTTGGTGAAGCACTCCGAGGTCGGAGTAGGCCGTGGTTTGCGACACCCCGTATTGCGATTGCAGATACTCGCGCATGTCAACATCCTTTAGCCCCGGGTCGGCAAGCCAATGGTTATATGCCTCTCGGAGCCGGCCGATGCGCTCGGCCATCATCTGTGGGTATTTCCCGCGCAATTCATCGTCGGAGGTGAAGAAATCTGCGCGACAGGCTTCAAAGGTTGATGGTAACAGTGGCATAGGCGGAGAGGTTACGACAGCAACCCGAGGGAGGTAAACTCGGCGGTGAGGTGCTCCGATGGGGTTGCAATCTGATTATACCATTCC